GCTTTCCGCGATCATCGTGGCGAGCGTGGCGAACACCGGCGCAACAGCCGCACGCACGTTGGCCTCTCGGCTTTTGGCGTACTCTTCCAACCACGACACGAACGTCAGCGCGTTGCGCTCCTCGGATCGCAGCAGCGGAACGCCCTCGCCCCTAATCTGCTTGCCCTGAATCTCGATTTCGCGCTGTAGCGCTCGCTCGATGCGCGGAATCAGTCGCCGGGTCAGCTCACGACGGCTAACAGCGCCGCGTAGTTCGGCCTCGCCCATGCCGGCGGCCCGGTTGAGCCTGATTTGCCGCTCGTCTTCGTTATCCTGCGAGTCGTCAGCCGGTTCGTCCTCGTCGGCGGGCGGCTCGGTCTCGCTTGGCGGCTCCGGTGCCGTCAGGTCCTTGAGCTTGACCATATTGAGCGGGACGAGCAGGTCATCCGCGCCCTCGATGGCGGGCAGGTTCTCCAGCGCCCGGCGCTCGTTGATCGTGGCAAGTCCCCATTGCACCGCCATCGCGGAGCCTTCCATGCGCGTTTTGAAGTCGCCGCGTAGCAGCCCATCGACGTTGTGCCGGATGAAATACCGCTCGCGATCCTCAGCAGACAGAAACGCCCGCTCGATGACTTCCTCTTGCGCGTTCAGCCACGGCAGCAGCGCGTATTGGACGTATTCGAGGCCCTGGTGCTCGATGTTGCTGAACGTGGCGCGGTCCAGCGCTTGTAGTCGGTGCATCGGCACCATGTAGATCTGCGCCAGATCTTCCTTGAGGAACTTGGCAGTTTCGACGAACTGCGCCTCGTTGTTCGGAATCTTGACGATCTGGTCGATTTCGATGCCCTGCGGCATGACCGCGATCGTGCTCAAGCCCCGCTTGCCCGCAAACTGGTCGGTCCAGCCCTCTTTGAACTTCTGGAGGCTTGCGCCGTCTTTGAGTTGGCCGATCGTCTTCGCGATCACCTTCGGAACCGGCGAGCGGAAGTAGGCCGCCGAGTATTCGCCCAGCGCCAGCGCCCGCCCGACCGTCTCCATGCACATGCGGATCGGCGAAACGCCAGTAACGCCGCCGTTGGTGCTCAATCCGAAGTTGTGCAGGACTTTCGGGCCGGGCAACCACTTGTGCTCGCCGTTGCCGATATCCAGCTTGTAAGACTTGCTCAGATCGCCGCCGACTTTGACCTCAAGAATCCGCGCCGAGTCGATCGGCACCGTTTGGTAGTAACCGTCGGTGCTTGTAATGATCTGGTCGTACTGATTGCCGGTCGCCAGCGTCGAAAACCAGCCCCGCATCCGCCATTGCGTCGGCGTTTGCAGCGCGTTCGGCTCTTTTAGCCAGTGCGCGACCGGATGACTGGTCACTTCCGCGCGCCCGCCGTTGGCTTTCCGCTCGTACATCTTGAGCGGCAATGCGCTCATGTCGCGCGAAAGGATGTTGATGCAGGCGAAAATCGTCGCGTGCCGGGTCGCCGTGGCCTCAGACACCTTGACGCCGGATGACGATTCCTCGCCGAACTCCATGACTTCGAGCTGTTGAGCCCAGTCTTGGAGCGACAAATTAACGTTGCGGAACGCCCAGACGGCGTTTTTGATGCGCTCAAGCATTAGGCGAAGGCCATCTGGTCTAAGTCGATCTCTTGAGCCGATTCATCGCGCAGGTAAACGCCGTAGGCGTAAATCGCCGATACAGGCCAGTCGATCTTATTGACGGCGTGCTCTTTGCGCGGCATCACGTTGTCTTTTTGGTCCCGGTGGCAGACCACGTTGCTGACCATCCACGCCGCCATCGGGCAGCCTTCGTGGACAACATGCCCATCCAGCACGTCCGCCTCAAGCTGTTTCATCGGCTCGGATAGGTTGCCGATGGTGTTGCGATATTCGACAACAGGCACGCCCTCGGCTTGCAACTCCTGCATCAATTTCAATGCCTGCCAGGGGTCAAACGCCGCCGCGCGTAAGTCATACTCGCGGGCCAAGTCGCGTATCTTGTCGCCGATCTCGTCGAAATCCGTCGTCGCGCCGTCCGTCGTCAGTAACCGGCCCTCAATCGCCCAGCCGGCATACTGCGAATTGGTCGAGCCATCGACCGTATCCTCGGGAGCCCAGCAGTAGCGGAATAGATACCGCTTGCCCTCGCGCGCAAACAGCGCCGTCAGAGCCGCTATGTCCGTCTTGCTCGCTAGATCCACTCCCAACCAGCAGGGCTCGCCGCGGAAGTCCTCGATGTTGAGCGTGGGATCTCCGCAGGCGTCCCATTTCCGCATGTCCATCCAGGCTTGATCCGCGTTAACCCACTGATCCAGGTGCTTCGTCAGAAAACCAGGCTGGGCCGCCGTCTGCTGGAGCGCCTTGGCCGCTTTCCGCTGCAAATCGTCGAGTTTGGCGCTAACCCCCAGGTTTGGGTTCGCCTTGCCCCATGTCGTTTCGTCTGCCCAGTCGTCCTTTTCGTCCAGTGTGTAGACGGTGCCGAAGTACGTCTCATCCTCAACCGCTCGATCGAGAATCTTGAGCGCATAGCCTCGCTGTTCGTAGCAGATGCCGCTTCGGTCGCTGCCGGCGGTCGTGATGCACCACAACAGCGGCTGTGACCGTGCGCCGGTCCCAGTTTCCAGCACCTCAAAGACCTCGCGCGTGCGATGCGCGTGGAGCTCGTCGATGATGCCGCAGTGAATATTGAGGCCGTCTAGGTTCTTCGCTTCTGCCGATAGGGCCTTGAACGAGCCGCCATCGTCGTTCGTGATCGCGTGCGCGTGCGCTTTAACCCCGAATTGCCGCAGGTCAGGCGTCTTTTCCGCCATTCGCTTGGCGTCTTCCCAAACGATGCGCGCCTGATCGCGGGTTGTGGCTGCCGAGTAGACCTCCGCGCCCGGTTCGCCATCGGCGACCAGCATGTAGAGGCCGACGCCGCTCGATAGGGTCGATTTAGCGTTCTTGCGGGCGACCTCGATGTACACTGTGCGGAATCGGCGGCTTCCGTCCCGTCGTTTCCACCCAAAGACCGTGCAAAGGATAAACTGCTGCCACTGTTCGAGCTTGATCGTCCGCTTCTGCCGCGCCCATTCGCCCTTGATGTGAGGCAAACACTCGATGAACCCGCAAACGAACTCCGCAGCGGCCTCGTCGAAGTAATACGGCGCTTTCGGCCCTTTCCAGCGCTTCAGATCGTCTATCTGCCGCTGGCACGCCTGTTTGACGTACTTGCAGGCGACGATCTTGCCGGAAACAACGTCACGGGCGTACTTGTGCGCCTTCTCGACGTGGGTCATAGCGGAGGGCGGTTGCCTCGAACCACCGAGCGCGCGAGCACTTACGCCTTAGCATGGCGCTGCTTTCCCACCTCAGCTAATCCTCCGCACTCAGGCTGATCCGCGCACCAGTCGATCTGATGACTCCAGAATGTTACGGTGACGACTGGGATTTCTCCCGGTCTGGATTCCACCTGGACGCGAGACTGGCCTTCAACCACTTCGCCCTCGGGGCTGAACAGAGCCACTTCTCCCCTGTTTCCGCTGAGCCTGCCAAGTTTGAGCTTCATCCCGTCCTCTTCATCTCCAGCAGCTTCGCCAGCGGGCTTTTCTCGGCTGTCGAGTCAATCGCGGCCACCTTGGCCCGGTCGCTGGGCGTCATGCCGAAGGATTGGCACCAGGAGCGGTAGCGCCGCTCGGCTTCGTTGCGCGTGCTTAGCGCCGGGTGAGCTTTGATTAGGTCGCCGGTCTCGTAATACTCGCTACCGTTCGTTTCGACGAACTTCGCCAGCGTCTCTAGCGCCCGCTGCCAATCCACCCATGACTGGGCCATGCCGACAAGTGCGCCGACATCGGCCCGAGTCATGACCCGCATGTCCAGCAGCCGCTTGCCGTGCGCCATGTATGCGGCGATGACTCGATCATCAAGGCCGTCTGGCGGAGCTGGTAGTTCCGGCGGGAGCTGGGGTTCGGCGGTGTTCGTGCGGTCTTTACGCGCTGTGCCGTTCTGGCGCTTCAATGCGGTCGGTTTCTTAGGTCTGCCCGGCATGAGATTTAGGCTTGCCTAACACAATCTGATTTCGTCCGCGCGTACAAACGGC